ATGCAATTCAATATCCCTACATTGCTCACGTTGTTTCGCGTCATCCTGATCCCTTTTTTCGTGCTGGCGTTCTATCTGCCTGTTAGCTGGGCACCGTTTCTCTGCGCGCTGATCTTTTTCATTGCCGCCGTGACCGACTGGTTCGACGGCTACCTGGCCAGGCGCTGGAACCAAAGCACCCGCTTCGGCGCTTTTCTCGACCCGGTGGCCGATAAAGTGATGGTCGCCATCGCCATGGTGCTGGTGGTCGAACACTATCACCAGTGGTGGATAACCCTGCCGGCCGCGACCATGATCGGCCGCGAAATCATTATCTCCGCGCTGCGCGAGTGGATGGCGGAGCTGGGCAAGCGCAGCAACGTGGCGGTTTCCTGGATCGGCAAGGTGAAAACCACGGCGCAGATGACGGCGCTGGTGTGGATGCTGTGGCGTCCGAACGAGTGGGTTGAAGGCGCCGGGATCGCGCTGTTTATCGTGGCTGCGGTACTGACGCTGTGGTCGATGCTGCAGTATCTGAACGCCGCCCGCGGCGATCTGCTTGAACAGTGATCGTTTCGCCGTAAAATGCAGCAAACGATGCAAGGTGGTGAAAAATATCGTTGACTCAATCCGTCAGGTAAGTAGAATGCATCGCATCGAACGGCAGCACAGCTTGCCAGACGGTAATGAAATCAAGTGATTAAGTGAATCACCTGATACGCGGGAATAGCTCAGTTGGTAGAGCACGACCTTGCCAAGGTCGGGGTCGCGAGTTCGAGTCTCGTTTCCCGCTCCAGTTTAAACATATCGGCAGCAGGCGGGTATGTCAGATTTAAGGCGCGTTAGCAAAGCGGTTATGTAGCGGATTGCAAATCCGTCTAGTCCGGTTCGACTCCGGAACGCGCCTCCACTTTATTCCCCGAGCCCGGATGGTGGAATCGGTAGACACAAGGGATTTAAAATCCCTCGGCGTTCGCGCTGTGCGGGTTCAAGTCCCGCTCCGGGTACCAGTGGGAAACATCAGAATAATCAAAGCAATAAGCAGTGTCGTGAAACCACCTTCGGGTGGTTTTTTTGTTTCTCCAGTTTGGCAAGTGGCGATGAAATGGCGATGGGGTGGCGACGCTACTTTTCGCCGCCAGCCGCATTATCTCCGGGAAGGCTGTCAAACGGATTCAGAGACACCGCCGCGTCGAGATGGTCAGGCGCAAAATGTGCATAGCGCATCGTCATCAGAATGGTGCTGTGGCCGAGGATCTGCTGCAGCACCAGGATATTGCCGCCGCGCATCATGAAGTGGCTGGCGAAGGTGTGGCGCAGGACGTGCGTACGCTGCCCCTTCGGAAGCTCTATACCGGCGCGTTTAAGGGCGGCCTTGAACGCTTCATAGGCTGGAGAGAAAAGGGCGCCACGCTTCTTAGGGAGCATCTGCTGCAGGCGGGGCGAGATTGGCACTGTCCTGTTCTTTTTGCTCTTAGTCTGCGTGAACGTCAGACGGCCGGGCAGGATCTGCGACTGCTTAAGCTCCTCCGCTTCGCTCCAGCGCGCGCCGGTCGCCAGGCAGATCCTGACGATAGTCCCCAGGTCTTTGTTGGCCGATGCATCGCAGGCGGCCAGAAGCCGCATAATTTCTTCTTCGTAGAGAAAAGCCAGCTCCTGATCGCCCTCCTTAAACTGCCTGATACCCGTTAGCGGGTTATCACCTTCCCACTCTCCCAGCCTCTTCATCTCCGAAAAGACTGCGTGCAGGTACGACTGCTCGCGGTTTACGGTAGCCTCGCTCAGCTTCTTCTTGCCTTTCTGGTTCCATTCGCCGCTAAGCCGCCGCTCCCGGTAAACGGCAAAGGCGTTTTTATCGAAGTGTGCCGCCAGCGGGTCACCGAGACGGTCACAGATGGCCAGCAGCTTCACCTTGCGCTCCTCACCAGAGGAGAGCGTCTTACCGTGCATCTCATACCAGCGATTGACGAACGCCGAGAGCGTTACGGCGTTATCATTCAGCGGCTGGCTTGAGGCGTTATTCTGCAGGCGGCGCTCATGAGAGAGCGCCTCGCCCTTGGTCAGGAACTGCTTGCGGATGCGCTTGCCGGATGCTCCGTAGGGGTAGCATTCGCTTAACCATTTGCCGGAGGGGAGTTTACGAACGGTCATAGGCTCGCCTCAGGCTCCTCTTCAGAACCTGCATAAGCTAACGAGATAAAAACTTCAGCGGCATTGTCAAGGTGAGTATAAGCTGTAGCAAGGCCAATCTCGCGACAACGACAAACAAAAGGGCGAGTACTATTATCCGGTTGATAGGAAAGGCTTACGACAGGAGTTCTCCGTGGTTTTCCATTTTTGAAAAAATCACAAACATCTAAACGATTACATGCCCCAGACTCATCATGGTATGTAGCAACATGCCAACCCATTCCTAAAAGAGTGTCTTCAAATGCAGCATGTACGTCAGATATATTTTTATACAAACCAGTAGAATACTTTTTTTTCTTGATTCGTTTTGCTTTTACTCTCTGGTGTTCAGGTAAAGTAAAAATACCAACCCCGGGTATTTCTATTTTTTCAAGGGTAAAGGTTTTAACGGAATTGGCTGGCGTATCTAGATCAACGGCACGTAAAGTGAAGTTTTCAAGAAGCGTTAAGGGAACAATTTTCCTGGCTAAATTTTTCTGGGTGCCGCCATGATATATTATCGAAATAGGCTGTTTAGCATCAATAGCTGTCCATATTGTATCAAGGAAATTACTTTCATCATAAATAGTTACACTTGCCTCTATTTTATCTTCTGTTTTAGATTGCGCAGGTAACTCGGAAGAAATTATTTCTGAGCTGAGCTTTAAGAATTCATCTTCAGATAATAATTTTGCACCATTTTGCTTGGCTTTATTTATCTTGCTTGGTCCGGCATTATCGCCACAACATAAGTAGTTAAGTGTTTTGGTAACATCTTTTAATACAGAGAACTCGAGAGCGATAGCAACTGTTATTAATGCATTTTTCCTGTCTTTACTAAATCCTGTAAAACAAATCGTTTCCATAGTAACCTCACGTCAAATTAAAAAATTAACCAACCCAAAAATAAACCAGAGAGAAAAAATAAGAGTATTTCTTTGGGGTGATGACGAATAAGATCTAATGCATTAAGCCTATAAGGAGCCTGTTGGCTTGCCACATCTCGGCTACTTTGTGAGAGTTGATCTTGCCACGACAATGCCATTTGCAACTGAGAGCGGGTTAAGTCATTCAATCGCCCGGTACCGAACTGGATATTGCAGTAACGGATCAGCTTCTGCCTAGTATCCCCATCCTGGCTATTTCGGAGAAGTAAACTCACCAGAGCTCTACTGGCGTCCTGTTCTCTGCAGCGATCAAGCATTGCCTGCAGATAGCTCATGGCCGCCTGATATTGACTTACGGTCATATCATCGATCGACGAAACGCCAATTTCGGCATGAACTTTATGCCAGATCGCAAAGGCCTCTTTATTACTGCATTCGGCTACGGAAGCTACGAGGCTATTAAGCTCCTTGCGCTGGGCCTTAACCAGCGGCCGCCGGTCAGCTTCCTCACTCGGGATTGCGATATTAATAGTGTGACGACCGTCAAAACTATCAATCTGAACATGATTCTCATTAAAATCACGCCCGGCAGAACGGTTTTGATCTCCAGTTGAGTTTACCGACATTAAACATCCTTACTTCTTATTTTCGTTATAGTCCCGTCCCGCCACGCGGTTTCCATGCCCGGAAACGCTTATCGAATCAGCGCTTGCAGTGCCAGCTGTTAGGGCGGCTAGAGCCGCCGCTTTAACTGCTAAAGGTGCTTTTCTAAACAGGCTTAGTAGTTCTTGTTCATCATCGTTAAGCGTCTCTGCCGATCTGGTTCCGATGACTATGAACTGAACGTCAGCACCGAATTTTGAAATGGCAGAAAGGTAAGTTGCATCTGGATTGCGCTCACCTTTTTCATAATTTAGTTGGGCTTGCTTCCTGACACCACCAATCTCACCTAGTGCAGCTTGGCTGAGTCCTAAGCGCAGGCGTTCTTCTTTGAGGCGATCTCCAATACTCGAATGCATTCAAAATTCCTTGACAGGTACTCAAATGAATACCACAATGTGAATCACGGACACTTAGCAGATCACAATATACCACTATGACACAAGTACAACATGAACAAAGGTCGCGTACGCCGAAAAACAGCGTCGCGGGCAAGCCGCTACCGCTGCGGCTCTCACCGGAGGAGCGGACCACGATCGAGACGATGGCGGCGGAAGAGTGTCGTTCAGCGTCCAACATGGCGCGCATCGTTTTTCTGCGTGGGCTGGAGGCCATGAAGGCCGACTGATTCACCGGTCTTCACTACTCAGCACTGATTAATATTTTTATTAAGAGGTGAAAATGTCGGGGTTAACAATCAACATCAATGTTGCTTCGCCTTATCTGTCTCTGAAGGAATACGCCAAAATTACCGGCATCCCCTTTGAGACTTGCAGAACGATGGTCAAGGATGGACGAATTATTATCCGGCCAAAAGTGAAGCGCTGCGATAAACCAGAAGTCAACATGGTTGCCATGCTCAAGGATGCTATTGCAAATAGCTAATGCCTTTGAATTGCTTTCAAATGAGGGGAATATGTTTAATCCACTGGATAACAAAAAGGCGCTGGCCGTATTTCCGTTCTATAGCGGAACGTATGAAGTGCCAGCTTATATAAAGCCCGGCACCAACGTAATTGTTAAAGTCGAATCACGCGAGCAGGAATTAGCGATCCTCGCTGCATATGATTACGGCGTAGACGCTCTCAGCGAAGAAGGTAAAGAGCAAATCAGTCGCTTAATTGCCGATCTCAAAGTAGCCATTACGGGGCGATAGCATGAGCCAGTTAATTCAGCTTAGCCGCCATAGCTACGTTTATCGCGGATTCACTATCCATAAATGCCCGCGCAACAGCACCACAATGAAACAGGCATACAGCGTGTTAAATAGTGGTAATTATTTCGGGCGTGATTTTGCCTTAGCTGAAGCGTGCAAAACCATAGACCGGATTATTAACAGTCGCCGTTTTATTGCTCATTAATTGAGGATGGCAGAATGAACAATGAAAATGCACCGTCACTTGCCAGCCTGCTCAAGCAGGGTTGCCAGGTAACTCACTTCCGTAATTCACGCGGCTGGATTGAGACGCCAGACGGCCGCCATTTCAAACCGGAGCCGAATAAAGTTCGCTTCGTGCACGGCATGAACCGGCCTTTTGTTTATACGCCGAAAATCAATAAAAGCGTTGCCGCAGTAATCGCCCGCGCTTTGAAGAAGCTGTTTTAACGGGAGGGAGCATGTTTTCTGAAGAGAAAAGCACCTGGGAACGTGAAATGCTGATCCGCGAGGCAGTCGAGAGCGCGGAGAAGGGCTTCACCGTCCACCTGAAAAACGGCGCCCGCATCAGCGTCAGTGCTGAAAGCCCGTCGATAGACCTGATTATCTACGGCCTGGAAAAAACCATACGCGGCAACCATGACCGGGCGCGAATGACCTTCGTGGATTTCCTGTATTACTGGCACGAACGGCTGTTCAAGCAGATCAAAAGAAAGCCGCGCCCCAACCACTAATTAAATCGCAAAAAGAATAACGGCACTCGTCTTGCCGGGGCTTCGTTTTGCCTTTTTCAGGAGGCTGTATGCAGGTCAGGTCAATCAAGCTGGAGGGCGGAATAAGCGATCCGGAGTTTATGAAAATAAGCACCGGCGCCCGCCAGGCGGAGCGCGCTCACCTTCTCGGCCTGCTGCGTATCTACATCGGCCAGCTGAAAAAGGAAAGCGCCACGCCAGAAGAGATTTATTCATCAGTCGAGCGGTGGATTGATAACCGCGAGCTAACCATCAGTGAAGGAAAAAACCATGAATAACATGATGCTGGATATCAGGGCATTGGGCAGCAAAGACGACTCACCGCTATTCGCTGTTGAGTGCGTCTTCTTTGAACCTTCAATCGGCCAGCTCGGGCCGCAGTTTTACCGCGCGATTGACCTGAACACCGTCAAAAATATCGATCCTGCAGCGGTGATTGAGCTGCTCAAGAGAGACGCCGATCAGCGCGTGGAGATTATCAGCGCCACTCACACGGAGCTGGCCGCCGTGGGAGAGCTGCTCGACTTTGTGAAAAAAAATGCGCCGAAGCATGAAGAGCTGCAGTGCTGGACGCGAGCGGAGGGAGCGCTCAGGCAGTTGCTTTCTGCCATAACCAGGCATGGACTGACTGGGGCCTGCATCGCTCTCAAACTCTGCAGCCTGCCAACTTTAGTAATGCTGGCCGGTGCTACTGGATACGCTCCCCATGCGCGCCGCTCAACGGCCACTTACATGCTGACTGACGCCGTTTACCAGGCAGAGCAGGTATGCGAGATCTGGCAGCGCCTCACCACTCCGCACCTCGAATCACTGTGAGGCGAGCCATGATCAAATCACCACTTAAATGGGCTGGCGGGAAGTCCCGCGTCATGCCGCAGTTGCTGAAGCACCTCCCGAAAGCAGATTGTCTGATTGAGCCGTTTGTCGGCAGCGGGACCGTGTTTATGAACACGGAATACCGCCGCTATGTGCTCTGCGATAGCAATTTTGCTCTGATCAACTTTTTCCGGGCGCTGACCACTAGGACGGAGCAGCTGATAGGCTTAACGCGGGCGAAATTCTCAAAAGGGAATGACGCAGACCGCTTTTACGATCAGCGCAGCCTCTTCAACAAGATGCAGGCCAGGGACCTTACCGAGCCATCCGCTTCGCTGCTGTACGCTGCACTCTTTCTCTACCTCAACCGGCATTGTTACAACGGGCTCTACCGCGTCAATCTGAAGGGAGAGTCCAACGTATCTTTTGGTCGCTATGTGCGCCCCTATTTTCCTGAAAAGGAAATGCGCCTCTTTGCAGACAAAGCGAGGGCCACGAAAGCGACGTTTCTTCACGGTGACTTTCGCCACACCATCCCGGACCTGATGCAGCTGACCTATGACGCAGTGATTTACTGCGATCCGCCTTATATCCCGACCAGCAAGACGGCCAGCTTTACCGCATATGGCAAGCCGTTCACCCTGGACGATCACCGCAATCTGGTAGAGGAGCTGTTATCGGTCCGCCGCCGGCACGGCGTGCGTTCAGTGATATCCAACAGTGACACACCAGAGACTCGCGAGATCTACGGGCCTTTCAACCTTCACACAATAAGCGTGCGCCGCTCCGTTAGCGCGAAGAGCCGCGATATGGCCGGTGAAGTGATTGGCGTACTGCAGTCAGCAGAAATAAGCGGCGAGGCAGCGTGATGAACAAAATTGATGCCGTAGTGACGCGGGTTCTGGATGTTCGCCCTTATCGCGAGTTCTGGATCGTCGAAGTGGAAGTGTCCAGCTGGGGCGGCTATAGCCGGACAACGCTTATCTGCAACACCCAAAAAGAAGCCCGGGAAGTTCGCACCGGTGACACCGTGACCATCTGAGGCCAGCAAATGAACGAAGAAACCAATTACCGCCAGTTCTGGCGAAGCCTCGTTATCGCCGCTGCGCTCTGCGTGCTGCTGTTCTGGTGCCGGTGGGGTATCTGGCGTTCGTCGTCTGGCAGGCGATGTGGGAGGCGCTGTGGTCGCTTATTACAACGAAATGAAACCAGAAAAAAAGGGGAGATGAAGTGGAACTGTACAAAGAGAAGTATCAATTCAAGACTCATAAAGAGCTTGCCAGGCTACTGCGGCAGAAGACTTCAGCGGGTTACATAAAAAAGTATCTTGCAAAACGAACATAGGGGAAGGCGGCGAACTGCCGCCTGAGTTTATTTTTTAAATACGAATAGTGAATCGTATTTGCCAGGATTAAGGTTGTTCGCATGAAGGTCAGTCAGGCCAAGTTTGGCAATACCTTGTACAAGTGCCAGGTAGCCCCCGAGCCCATCTATTGTGATGACACGATAGACGTCACCGGATTCATTCTGAATCGCTGTCAGCATAGGCATACCGCCAAGTTCAGATTCTTTTGCTTTCTCTGCCACCTCAGAGATTTGCGCATCGACGGAGGAAATGGATTTTCCTTCAACATATCTGTCTTTCATCTTTTGTCCTTGATTTATAAGTGCCAGGACAATACTAGCCAGGCAGGCTTTGGCAGGGCAAGCGAGACTGAGGATTGGGATTATTTAGGGAAGAGAACCTATGCCTGACGCTGATAATTTGGCGTGGGCATGGAACGCTAAACGCCAGGCAATCAACCCCAACCAGTCTGAATCGACAGCGATAGAGTATCTCACCCCGGACGGCGAGCGCAGGGCGCTCGCCTATGCTGATCTGGTTGATACCGTCTACCGCGCGCCGATGCGCCCGCGCGAGGGTGCCGCCCGGGAAACCTTTGATCGGAAACGCCGCGCAACTTACCTGCGCCGTCGCCTGCAGTCTCTCCCCGCATTTATCCGCAAGCGCTTCACTTCCAGGCTGGAGACTCTCGACGCCAAAGACCCAAAGCAGGCAGTGCGCTGGCTGTTCAGCACCTTTGAGCGCCACGTACTCCGGCGAGTTGACGCAGTTAACGCGCAATACCTGCCGCAGAGCACGCTGCCGGCCATCCTCTTTCCGCTGCGTGACGACTTTCATCTACTGCCCTGGGCGGACAAAAAGCGCCTGAAACGACTGGCGTATAAGCTCGCGAACCTGATGAAAAGCGAGTTTTTGCGCGAGTTTGATTTCCAGTATGCAAAGACCGCGGACCCTGCTTTCTCCACGCTCTATTCGTACGGCTATATCGCCAGCAAGGCGACGGCGCTCAATATCGCAATTCCTGCCTGGGCGAACTACTGCGCCGAGGAGCTGGAAGCGGAAGAGGCGCTACGGGCCGTTGCGCGCCTGCAGTCGGAAAAGTGGTGGCTGAACAAGATCCGCCGCATCCACGACTGCTGGCGCGAGCACCTGATGATTGCCGCCGGGTACGTCAGCAAAGTGACCTCTCCGTACTGCTCTATGCCGTGCTATCGCGAGTGGATAGCGCAGAAGAAGGCGAATTTTGAGTACTTGCAGGCGATGGAGCTTGAGGACCAGGACACCGGCGAGCGCACCTCTCTTCTGGATAAGGTGATGGGCAGCACGTCGAATCCCAAGATTGCCAGGCATGAGCTGATGGTGCGCATGCGCGGATTTGAAGATCTGGCAAACGAAATGGGGCTGGTTGGCATGTTCTACACCCTGACCGCGCCGTCTGCTTATCACTCAACGCACGTGCAGTCTGGCAGGCGCAACGATAAATACTGCGACGCCAGCCCGCGCCAGACGCAAAAGTATCTGTGCAAGGTCTGGTCGCGCGTGCGGGCGAAGTGGCGCCGGAAAGGGATCCGCACATTCGGCTTTCGCGTTGCGGAGCCGCACCACGACGCAACCCCGCACTGGCACCTGCTGCTGTTCCTGCAGCCGGAGCAGGCAGAGGCCGCAACGGACATTTTCCGCGCCTACGCCCTGCAGGAAGACGGCGACGAGCCAGGGGCGCAACAGTACCGCTTCACCGTGACGCCGATTGATGAGCAGTTCGGATCGGCAACCGGCTACATCGCTAAATACATCTCCAAAAACATCGACGGCTACGGCATGGACGGTGAAGTTGATGACGAGTCAGGCCAGCCGGTGAAGGAGATGGCGAAACGCGTGCGCGCGTGGGCCTCACGCTGGAACATCCGGCAGTTTCAGCAGATCGGCGGCGCGCCGGTCACAACCTGGCGCGAGCTGCGCCGCTTGGGCGACCGCGAGCTGACGCTGCACCCTGAGATCGAAGAGGGCCGGGCGGCGGCTGATGCATCCGACTGGCCGGGATATACCAACGCCCAGGGCGGCCCGTTTGTTGCCCGCGACTGCCTGCGGGTGCGCCTCAATTACGAAGTGACCGAGGACGGCAACGATTACGGTGACACGATCTCCAAAATCACCGGTGTTTACTGCCCGTTTGCAGGCAGTGAATCAGTCATTTTTACCCGCACCACCGACTACAGGATCGTGCCGAAGCGCAAGCCAGCGCCGGCCGAGGTTTTGACCTTAGAAGGCCGCGAAGCGGCCCCTCGGAGTTCTGTCAATAACTGTACGGAGCGCCCAGGAACGGGCGAAAAATCACCGCCAGATCCGGTGGTGTCAGCAGCTGGCGGCGACTCTCCGGGCAGTTCAGGGGCAGAACTTCCGCTGAATATCGAGGACCTGAGGCGATATTCACGCCAGCAAAGGCAGGAAATCACCAGCAGGCTGAAAACTTCAGGTCGCGAAAACTCAGATCAGGCGTTCGTACGCACGGCGCGTGGTCTGCGCACGTCGCTCGATGATGATTCGGCGCTGGAATGGGGACCGAAAGTGGTCGCAGCGCGGGATATGAGCCTTACGCCGGAAGAGGCGGACCGGCGCTGGCGCGCGCAGCTGCAGATCGAGGCTCAGCGGCGGGCGGAGAACTACGCTAATGCGGCCGAGGAGTATCAGAAAAATAAGGATGCCGCTGCATTACATCAAAGGGTGGCCGGGGCTGTAGCTGTGCTAGGGCAGGATCCGTCACAAGCTGCCACGGTAGCTGCCAAGGTAGAAGCAGTGTCAGTTATACCTCACAGCGTGCTCGTCGAACTGGATAGACGTAATATCGATCTCCATGACGGGGAGGCCAGTGCGTTGTTAAGTGGCTGTATTCTTGTACGTGGCGAAATGGAGTTCGCCATCAGAGATGGGGGACTGGTAGTGGAGCTAAGGCGCTATAAACACGCTAACCACGCCCCGTCATCAGCGATCAGGCAAAGAGAGTTGCTTGAGCGCTGGAAAAAGGCAGTCAGGAAGAAAATATGACTACGTTCAGTGTAGAAATTAATGAAGATATTGTGATCAGACTTAAGGGTAGCGACTACCCAGAGATAACACTTGATCTGCCATCTGTACCGGTGGCGGGCGATAAGCTATGGGTGAAAAGTATGCGTGGTTCCCACATCGTTGAGACGGACAAATGCCTAATCCTGGAGTCAGAATCTGTATCACGCCTGCGGCCGACGGTCCGCCTGGTATTGCTGTTTGGCATCGCCACCGATCAAGGGCACGCTGAATCAGTTGACCCGTCGAATTTCAGGGCAGAGCGCAAGCACGCCTCGTTGTCTGAAATCATTCGCAATGCCAGGGCGGAGCACGCCAGAAAGGATTTGTTGCAGGCCAGAATAAAGATGGACCGTAGGGTGGATTTGGTTAGCAAGTTGGGCAAGGTCACATCCGACCATGGTGGCCATTCATCGATCACGGCTAAAAATGACCATACTGCAGCTGAAGGTAGTGATAAAAACTCCGGCGGGAGCGATAAAAAATGAGCTATCTGGGAAGCAAAGCGGCAAGCGGTGTTTATCAAAAAATTATCGCCGAAATGCCGCCGCACGATACCTATATTGAAACGCACCTGGGCGGCGGAGCCGTGATGTTGCGTAAGCCCCCGGCGCGGCATAATTGGGGGATCGATATCGACCCGCAAACCGTTGAGGCGTTTAACCAGGGCAATCCTGATTTTCTGGATAGACTGGCCGATACCCTGATTATTGATGTTGGTGATGCCGTCGAGTTCTTACGTTGTTTCGATTACGCCTCTGCCGGCCGCGTCTTAATTTATTCTGATCCCCCTTATCTCCATGAGACGCGTTCCAGCTCCGCGCGCTATCGGCATGAGTACACCGTTGGAGATCATTGCCGCCTGCTGGGATTACTCTGCTCGATGCCGGAAAACGTGAGCGTAATCGTATCGGGATATCCCTCTTCGGTTTATGACAACGCTTTACCGCGCTGGCGCTGCAAGGAATTTCAGGCCATGACAAGAGGCGGGGTGCGCACAGAGAAAATTTGGATGAACTACCCGGAAGGTCGGGCGTACTCTCACGCGTTCGCCGGTAAAGACTACAACGATCGCTACCGAATTAAGCGGAAAGCGCAACGCTGGAAGGAGAAATTTGCAGCGTTGCCGCCAGCCGAGCGACTGGCCATCTTGGTCGCTATTTCAGAAGTGGATTCTATATAAAAAAGCCCCCTAAAAGGGGGCTATAAAACTATTCAAGGAGTAGTTGCTCTGGCGAGCAATCATAGAGTTTTGCGAGTCGCTCTATGTTCTCCTTGCGGGGTTTCTCTGATTTTTCAAATTCTGAGACTGTCGATTGTTTTATACCTAGGGCATCGGCAACTTGTTTTTGTGTCATGCCTCTATAGATACGCCACGCAGCTTGCATAGAGCAATCTTTCTCAGAAAGAATATTAATGACTTCATTGGGATAATGAATGTCATCTGATGCGCCAGCGTCAATTATGACAGGCTCATAAAATTCATCAAGATCGCTGCTAGACACCAGCTTCTCAAATAACTCGACAGGTACTACGACGGAAACCCTCTGGCCCCGGCTGTCTGTCATGTACTGTATGTTGGCCATTACTACTCCTCATGATGTTAGGTCCTAAAAAATTAACAAATTTGTTTTTGGGGAAGTAGACCAGGCGGGTTACCCCGCCGTCGCCTTAGTACGTTGATGATGTTCTGCGTAAGATCTGCTGGATTTCAATTATCACAGTCTTTCCTGATTTTATTTCGAAAAGAACGCGATAATTACCAACCCTTAACCTATACAATCCGTTCTGATCCGTTAGCTTCTTTACGTCCAGAGACTCTAGGTTTGGATAGGATTTCAATGCGTTTGTTTTTTCACGCAATAAAACCTCATCTTGTTTTGGCAGCTTGCGGAGACCCTTGACGGCACGCCCACGCCAGATTAACTCAATCATAAGTTTCCCTTTCAAACAAATTGTTAAAGAGCAATCCCTATAAGGGATACTAAAATATAGGGGTGAAACCCTATGTTGTCAACTTTTTACATTCTAAACCCCTATATTGTGAGCGCGGAGGTGCTAAGGAGCCCCCTAAATCTTGTCGAACTATCACCGCCCCACCCAGAATGTGTTTTTATGCAAAAATGTGCACAAATTCGCACAATTTTTAAAACGTCGTTTTTGTCCGCCAGCGCCAGAGCTGGCAGGCTCCCGGCGGGTTGCGCAAAGTGCACAAAAAGAGGCATGTTTGACGCGCAGGCGAGGCGGGGGTACAAGCGCGCGCTTTGGGGTAGGGATGGGGGTGGGGTATCATTCGCCGATCGACGCCTGTCGCTCGATCTGCGATCTGGTGATGCGCAGGGGTGGGGGAAGGGTACGGGACCGCACGCGGCCGCTGGCTGCGTCTGGTGACGTGTAGAGTGTTGTCGGAATAGAGATCGGTGCCGTCGGAAGTGATGGTGCAGCAGGCGGTACCGCACCGCCGGAAATGGCGATGCGTGCCGGTGTTACTTCGTGGTTTCGAGCAGGGCGTAAGGGTTAAAGCGGATCACCTCTTCGCCCAGCCAGTCGTTGACGTGCTTCATGGCTTCCATCACCGGCGTCAGCTCGTTAATGGCAAACACCCGGGCGGCTTTCTCGACGTCGCCGAAGGAACCATTACCCTCCGGTATGGCGCCCATCAGCTGTGGCGGCACGCGGTGCGCGGCGAGGATGTCGTCACGCGTTGAGGACTTCACGCCGACAAACTCATCCTTCGCCGAGATCTGGCTGAACGGCAGGATCTGCACCGAGTCTTTACCGCCGTTGGGAGCGTGTAGCAGGATGTTCTTGAACGCCCCGCCGCGCCGCGTATCGGTCAATGTCTTCTTCAGCTTGTCCAGGCTCTCCTGGTCGGCTATAGCGCTGTTGACGTAGACGATGCACCCGGCGTGCGAGCCGTTGTCATAGTACAACTTGCGGAACTTGTCGGCGGAGTGGGCGAGGTTTGCGGAGAGCAGACCGGCGAAGTATTCCGGCATACCGTAGATCTCCTGGTGTATGTCGGGGTTGATGACGTGACACACGGAGCCTGTCGCAAACTGATAGTCTTCCATTCCGTCCTGGATAAACCAGTACGTGTCGAGGTCGGCGCCGCGCCGCGTGTACTTCGCCAGTGAGTTGCGAAAACCCATGTTGCCGGCAAGCCGGTTTTTGCGCATTTCCAGGTAGCCATTGCCGAACACAAACCAGTCGAGTGAGAAGGCGCTGAACGCTTGGCGGGACAGCAGCTTATGAGGGATAAAGCAGCCGGCCAGCACGTTGCGTTTGAAGTAGAGGGCCGACTGGTGCCAGCTGGCATAGCCGAACTGGCGGGCCAGGCCGTACCAGCTTATCGGCGTTTCGTAGTACCGTCCGTTGTTGGCACAGTACATGCTGTCCAGCAGATCGTGAGCGCCCTCCACCGGCCAGGGGCCGTCGAAGGTAAACAGGCTCAAATCAGGCGCTGACTTCAGGGCTGAGGCCAGGTCGGATCGTTCGCCGGCCGCCTTTCTGCCGGGCTTATAGGTTCGTTTGCTCAAGATCAGTACTCCATAACTGTCATAGTGTCGCCGCCGTCCTGGCCCAGCGGCTCGTTGACGGTGGCAAGCATGGTGGCCCAGGCAAGATCGCCGTGGCTGACGCCGCGAGAGCGGTCAGTGTCGTAGGTGATAACCCCGCCAGGGGTCACGATTTTGCGCACCGAGTTGAAGGCGCCGACCAGGTCCAGCTCGCCGCGATCGTATTCCCAGCGGCCGCCGCGGATCAGCTGCTGCATTTTGAGTACCAGCATGCGCTTACTGGCGGGCGAGAACTGGTAGCAGACCGCCGCCGGAAAGTGCTTACGCACGAGCTGATAGACGGCTTCCCCGATGCCGGTGCCGTCAATGCCGATGTGCTGGACGTTATAGCGGCTCAGCATGCCAATGATCATGTTGGCCTGCTCCTCAAACTCCATACCCCGGATACGCAGGGTTTCGACTGTGCGGAACTTGCCGCCGCCGACCAGCGGCACGGCGTTTATTGAGATCGCGCCGCTGTCGCCTTTGCCGCTGGCGCCGTTGGGGTCGTAGCCAATCCATACCGGGCGGTCTGCCAGCGGCCGTGCGGCGTACGGGCGCCAGTCCGGCCACTCGTCGTACCCGTCGGCGCCGCAGGACAGCAGGATGTTGTAGTCGAAGGCGCTCTCACCGCTCTTAATGAACTGGCACCCGTAGAGGTTGTCGTACTCCTCCGGGCTGTTTTCATCGCGGATCTCATCAATGTCGGTGAGGTCCCAACCGTGATCGATGGCGTCCTGCAGGGTGATTATCTGCCGCCAGATTTTGTCCGGGCACATCAGGCCGCTGTTGAGCGTCTTCCAGGACGTGTCGAACTCAACACGCTTGCCGTGGCTGCGGCCCTTGTTGAACGCCTCACCGGTCCAGAAGGGATAGGCCTCGTGGCTTTCAGCGGATGGCGTGGAGAAGTAGGTGCGCGTCAGCCCCTTGAGCGTCGCCATCGCACCGGCGACCTTCTTCAGGTTCGCGAACTGGCCGACCCAGAAGAACTCGTCAAAATACAGGTTCCCGGTATAGGACTGCGCCGTTGCCGCCGACGTGCCGAGGAAGTGCAGCTCGGCGCCATTGGCGAGCTGGATCATATCGCCGCCCTTCAGCTCCACGTCCACCTCGGCCGCCGCAGAACGAATGAAGCTGCGGAACTGATACGCCTGGCGGCGGCTTGCTGACAGAAAGATTTGGTTACGCTGATGTTTGTACTTCACGTCATCAGATAGCGCCCGCACCAGGGCCTCGCGCGCAAAGTACCAGGTCGCTCCAACCTGGCGGGATTTGAGGATCATCCGGTTGCGCCAGTGGTGGTTATCAAACCAGCCCTTCTGGTGCCAGTGCAGTGAACCGAGAATATTTTCCCGCAGCGCGGCAATCTGCGACTCCGAAAAGTGGTTTTGCTTTTTGCGGAGCTTCTTTTTCGGCTGGGTGGCCGGCGTGCCGTTATTCAGCTTTTTCAACTGCCGCGTCAGCAGGTCAATCTCCTTAAAGTCGCCGCCGCTCTTTTTGTCTTTGCCGGTCAGCTGGATCAGCCTGGCGTCAATCGACGTCGTCACCCGCTGGATAGGCGGCGTGGCATCCCATTCATCGCGCTTTTTCCATGAGTAAACCGTGTTCTGGTTGATACCCATCAGGCGCGCGATCTCCGCTGGCGGGTAACCCTGCCAGTACAGCTGCCGCGCCCGCTGCATGATGAATGCTTCTTCAATCGCCATCGTTCCTCCTCGCTTCCTGCCGGGGAGATTAACCCGCGCGCGCGGGTGCTTTCCCGCGCTGCTGGTTGTTGTGTCAGCCCTACAACATCAAGCGATAGCGCGCGGGCAGCGGCGTTTGCCATCATCTCCGGGAACTCAACAAACCGAGCAAACGAACATGGCAGACAAGGCAACTAACCGTAAAAAATTCCGCGTCGCCGTCTCCGGGGCAACCGTTGACGGCCGCGAAATTAATCCGGGGCACCTGCGCGATGCGGCGGCGAACTACAACCAGGAGGTTTACGCCGCCCGCGTGAATATCGAGCACTTCCTCTCGCCGTACCCGGGCAGTGACTTTGGCGCAATGGGGGATGTGGTAGCCCTCAGCACCGAAGATATTTCCGACGGTCCGCTGGCGGGGCGCACGGCACTTTACGCGGAGATTGAGCCGTCAGAACGCATGAAACAGATGACCGACAAGGGCCAGAAGGTCTACTCCAGCATTGAACTGCATCCGCAGTTTGCCCTCAATGGCAAGGCGTATGTGATGGGCCTGGCGATGACCGACACTCCGGCGAGCCTCGGCACCGAGCGCCTCAAGTTCGCCGCGCAGCAGCGCGCCCAGGTTATGGCGTTTAACAACCAGCAGGCAGAGCCGCCGATGTTTACCGAGGCCATTGAAGCTGAGGTTATCGAGCTGGCTGCTCAGCGCACTGACGAGGGCAAGCAGTGGTTTTCCCGCGTCATGAACATCCTCGGCAAAGGGCAAAAGACTGACGATGCGCGCTTCAGCCAGGTGCATGACGCCGTTGAGGCCGTGGCGCAGTCTCAGTCCGATCAGCTGGACCGCTTTAACGTTGCTGAGCAGGAGCGCGCAAAAGACCGCACGGAGATCCAGCGGCTGGCAACAGACCTCGCGCAGCTGCGCCAGACGTTGGGCAGCGCCGATGCGAACTTCAGCCAGCGCCCACCTGCCAGCGGCGGCGCTAACGCGCAGCTCGCTGACTACTGATATTCACTACGAGAGCAGAGAAAATGGATAATAGAACCCGCGCGCTGTTTGATCAGTACATCGCTCGCCAGGCGCAGCTTAACGGCGTATCGCCGGCCGCTATCGCCGCCAAATTTGCCGTTGACCCGACCCGTCAGCAGCGACTTGAACAGGCCGCCCAGGAAGACAGCTCCTTCCTGAGCAAAATTAACGTTTTTGGCGTCAATCAGCAGATCGGCCAGAAGGTCCTGGTTGGCAGCAAGGGCCCGCTGGCGGGCGTCAATAACAGCACGACCAACCGCCGCAACCCTGCCGCAAACCATGCGATGGAGCCGTTTGATTACATGTGCCGCAAGGTCAATTACGACTACGGCATTGGCTATGAGCAGCTCGACGCCTGGTCGCATATGCCCAACTTCCAGCCGCTGATTAGCCAGGCAATGGCCCGCCAGATGTCGCTGGACCGCATCATGATTGGTTTCAACGGCGTGAAGTACAGCGACCCGTCCGATCGCGCGGCTAACCCGCTGCTGCAGGACTGCGGCATTGGCTGGCTGCAAAAAATCCGCACCGAAGCGCCGCACCGCGTGATCTCCGGCGTCACCATCACTTCTCGTGATGAGGACAACAAGCTGGTTGCGAAGGGCACCTACGGCAACATTGGCGCCGCCGTGTATGACGCCAAAAACAGCCTGATGGACGAATGGCACAAGCGTAACCCGGATAACGTTGTGATCCTGGCCGGTGATCTGCTGACAACCAGCAATTTCCCGGCGATCAACGCCATGAGCCAGACCAATCCGAACACCGAAATGCTGGCCGGTCAGCTGATTGTTGCGCAGGAGCGCGTTGGCAACATGCCGACCTTTATCGCGCCGTACTTCCCGGTGAACGGCATTCTGATCACGCCGTTTAAAAACCTCTCGGTTTATTACCAGCGCGGCGGTCTGCGCCGGACCATCAAGGAAGAGCCGGAATACAACCGCATTGCGACCTACCAATCCTCCAATGACGATTTTGTTATCGAGGACTACGGCAACGTCGCCTTTATCGACGGCATTACCTTTGCCGAAGCGGCTGAAGGCGGCGAGTAACCGCGCACTGGCGGGCTGCGGCCCGCCGTAATTCGGGGAAGAAACGATGCTGACACCGGCACAGAAACATTATCAGCGCGTGATGGCCGAGCGACACGGCAGGGCGGAGGATCTGTCTGACACTGCCCGCACGGCGCATGAGCAGATCTTGCACAGAATGCGCATGGACATGAGCGCGCTGAAAAAAATCCAGAGTGACCAGGCGAAAGCGGCGCTGAAGCGCCAGCTGCTGCCTAACTACGAAGGTTGGATCGAGGGATCGCTGGCAGGCAACAGCGGCCGCCAGGATGAAGTGATCACCCGGCTGATGATTTGGGCCATTGATGCCGGTGATTATCCGCTGGCGGTCCGTATCGGACGCTACGTCATCACGCATAACCTTGCCATGCCTGACAAGTTCAACCGCACTGCCGCTACCGCGCTGGTAGATGAAATCTGCGATCCGATCCTGGTCCAGGTTAAGGCCGACGAAAACGCCGATATCACGTCATTCCTGGCGGTGCTCGATGACGTCGCCCAGGTAACGGAAAACAGCGACATGCCGGATGTGGTCCGCGCCAAGCTCTGTAAGGCCCGCGCCTTCGCGCTGCGCAGCGGTACGCCGGAGCAGCAGGCAACGGCGCTGGAGCTGATGCGAACCGCACTGGTCCTTGACCCGGGCGCCGGCGTAAAGCGCCAGATCGAGACGCTGTCACGACAGCTGAAAAAGGCCGCTGCCGGGACTGACGATGCTGGACAGACGGAAAGCGGCGGCAGGGGCGCTGGTAGCAATACCGAAAACGTTTCTGCAGCACCGCCGGAAAAGGCGGTGCCAGCTGAGAAAAAAGCGGCAAAGGCAGCGGGAAAGACTGCGGCCAGAAAGCCGGCGGCGAGAAAAACCACGACAAGAAAGCCTGCCGCTAAAAAATAACCGACTTGCGCCCCGCGCGCTGGCGGCGCGGGCGGCAATCTGTAGCGCTTCGCGTTTACTTTTCGCCGTCCGCTCACCGCCACCTTTTCTGGAGACGACACGATGAGCCTGGTGGCCCCTCGCGCAGTAACCCCCTCCTCGGAGGATGTGCCGGACGTTGACGACGGTGAAGAGAAAGTGACCGCTGGCGCGTTCTGGCCTGAGATTGAGCTAAGTGCCGTGCGCAAGGAGATGCGCATCACTGGCGCAGTGACCACCTCGCGTCTGAAGCAGGTCGTCATTGAGGCAGTCGGCCACACAATCGATCAGCTGGCCGGCTGGCAGTCGGAGCAGCTTGCCGCCGGATTTATATCGCTGGACGCGGTGCCGTCAAATCAGGTGAACGGGCAAAGCCTGAAGGTTTATCGCTACCGCCGCGCGGTTTACAGCATCGCCCGCGCGCTGCTGATCGAGACGTTCCGGGATGTGGATACCACCGGCGACGCAGGAGAGAAAAAGGCGCTGGCCCTCGCCAGCCAGGCGAACGATCACTGGCGCGATGCGCGCTGGGCAATCGCTGATATTCGCGGCGTGGTCCGTAACTCTGCGGAGGCGTTCTGATGAAAGTCAAAGCACTGCAGGGCGACACGGTGGATCTGCTTTGCCAGAGGTACTACGGCACCACCCAGGGCGTCACCGAAAAAGTGCTGGCGGCCAACAAGGCCCTGGCCGGACAGATCTTTCTGACCGCCGGCCAGGTCGTGGAGCTGCCGGAGAACAGCGCCGATGCGACAAAGGAGACCGTGCAGCTATGGAGCTGATCAACCGCATATGGAGCTGGACGGTATACCTGTGGTCTGCGGCCCTGACCAGCGTCGGCATGATGACCCAAAAGGACTGGCTGGCAACGATAGCCGCCCTGACCGGGATCGTGGTTGCCGTGCTGGGTGAGATGCACCGCCGTCGGATGTCGCGCATCCACGAAACCAATAACCTGCTGCTCAACGAGCTGATAGACGCCATCCGCGACGACACCGAGAACCGGCAGGACGTTAAGGAACTGATCCGCACCATAAGGGAGTCGCCGCGATGAAAAAACGCATTGTGACCTGCTCGATTGCGGCCATTGTTTCGCTGGCGGCAGTGATGTGGCCGCAGGCGCTGCGCACCAGTCAGGAAGCGCAGCTGAAGATGGCGAAGTACGAAGACTGCCGCAAGACGCCGTATTACTGCTCGGCGGGCGTACTGACAGTGGGTATCGGCTCTACGGGCGGGGTACAGAACCGTGAATATGCGGACCGCGAGATCGCCGAGCGCTGGGCTAATGACCTGATGCACGCCGAGAAATGCGTAAACCGCGAGTTTAACGGCGCCGCCGCGCCGCAGCGGGTTTTTGAGTCCATGACCGACGCGGCGTTTAACGTTGGCTGTACGGGCCTGGCCTGGTACACCAACAGGCAGCGCCAGAAGGTGCGCACCACGCTCTGGCGGAACGCGCAGGCGGGTAACTGGCCCGGCGTTTGCGAGCGTCTGCCGGACTTCGTTAATTCCGCAGGGCAGCGCCTGGCCGGGCTGGTAAAGCGCCGCGCGGAGTTTCGCGAATGGTGCCTTTCCGATCCCGCGCTGAGGCAGACGAAATGAGAGGGCTGCTGGCTGTCGCCGCCGTGCTGGCCGGACTGCTGGTCATCGCCTGCCTGCGCCTGGGCGTTGAGCAACGCCATCGTCAAGACGCAGAAGAGGCGCTGGGCAGCGCAAGGCAGGAGCTTAAGCAGAGCGGAGAGGTACTGGCAGAGGTGCGGGCAGTGCGCCGGGACGTAAGCGAACTGGAAGCACGCATAAAGCAGCTGGCGCAGCGGCGGAATGAAACAGGAGAAAAGCGACGTGAAAACATCAAAACCGCACTGGAAGCTGACCCCTGCGCCGCTGCTGCTGTGCCTGACGCTGTCGCTGACGGCCTGTACCGCAGAGCGGCCGAAGTCGCCGCCGGTGATTATTCAGGAGCCCTTACCGGCAAGCCTGACGGCAAAAACTGAAGCGCCGACGCCGCCGGCCAGGCAGTTAACTTACGGCAAGCTGGCGCCGTGGTCTGACGCGCTGCTTGATGCGCTGGATACCTGCAACGCTGATAAAGCGGCAATTCGTGAGCTCGAACTGCGGCGCATCGCGAGGGGGATAAAGTGATTAAAGCTGAACTGCTGCGCAAGGCGCTGATCGAGAGCAATTCCTGGTGCCGGGCCAATCCGGAGGCCATCACCGTGTGGGTGGAGCAGGGCAACATCGAGATCCAGGCGACCGGAGAACCGTCGTTTATGTACCTGTACACGATCAGGGTACTGGCGTGCGACTTCCCGGGCCAGGTTGATGACCTGATGCTGCCGATCATGGCCTGGGCGTGGCAGTACCAGCCGGACCTGCTGCTGAACCCGGAGAACAACCGGAAAATTGATTTTGAGGCCGACATCATCAGTGACGACCTGGCAGATCTGTTGTTCAAGGTGCCGGTCTGGGAACGCGTGATGGTTGAGACAATTGAAGGCAAGCCGGTTGCGACGCACCTTAGCGAGAGCAGGCCGCGCATTAACGGCGGTGAGTGGGAAGTGGTTTTTGGCAATGACTATGAGGGCGAGCAGGCATGAGCAACGACGCAGCGCTGTTTCATCAGCTTGATCGGGTATTCGCTGAGATCCTTTCCGCCATGACGCCGGCACGACGCCAGCGCACAGCACGAAGCATCGGCACCACGCTACGCAGAAGTCAGAGCCAACGCATCGGGCGCCAGGAGGCGCCGGACGGCTCTAAATACCCGCAGCGCAAGCGGAGGACGCTGCGCGCCCAGGCGGGTATGAGCTTTCTGTGGGAAGGCGAAAAGCGCCGCCTGCGCAACTGGCGGGCAGTACCGGGTAAACGCGGACGCATGCTGACCGGCTTCGATCTCGATAAGGGCGATATGCGCTCGTTTTATCGCGAGGATATCGAGCGCTACCTCGATATCAGCTTTAAGTCTGCGAGCCGGAATACCACTAAGCGGGAACAGATGTTCCGCCGGCTGCGGACGGCAAGATTTATGAAGGTTCAGGCTAACGCCGAAGGGGCTACCGTCGGATATACCGGTGCTGCAGCGCGTATCGCCAGGGTCCATCAGTACGGATTACGCGACAGAATTAACGAGAGCGGCGCGATGGCGAATTATCCTCGCCGTGAGCTGCTCGGCCTGAGCAAATCAGACCGTATGGCGATCGCCCGCCAGGTTATTGACGCCCTGGGGGTGCAGTGATGGATATCGCCGGGATCATGCGCCTGCTGGAAAACATCGCCCGCACCGGCACGGTGACAGAGGTTGACCCTGTAAGATGGCGCGTTCGCGTGCAGAGCGGCGATCTGGTTACCGACTGGCTGCGCTGGAATGCCCAGCGCGCCGGTAATTTCGAAATCTGGATCCCGCCGTCGCCGGGTGAGCAGGTCTGGCTGCTGTGCATCGGGGGGAACGTTGATACCGCGATTATCGGCGGCAGTCTGTACAGCAACAACTATCCGGCACCTGGCGCAGCCGTCAGCGAAATGGTGGTAACCGCTCCGGACGGCGCTAAGTTTCGCTATGACGCCGACGCTGGCGCGCTGCAGGTCACTGGCATCAAGTCTGCGACGATCGAGGCCGCTGTAAAGGTGACGCTGAGCACGCCGGTGGTTGAGTGTACCCAGCACCTGAAGGCCCGCACGATGGAGCTGACCGACGGCGGAACGATGAAAGGCGACGTCACCCACACAGGCGGCTCGCTTTCATCAAACGGCAAAGTGCTGCACACCCACCGCCACCCTGGCGACAGCGGCGGTACCACAGGGGCCCCGATATGACCGAGCGCTATCGCGGGATGAACGCCACCGGCACCGGCACGCTGACCGACGAGGATCACGTCTGGCAGTCTGTGGGCGATATTCTGCTGACGCCGGTCGGCACCAGACTGATGCGTCGCAACTACGGTTCGATGTGCCCGGACCTGATCGACAGCCCGCAGAATGACGTTACGCGCCTGCAGCTGATGAGCGCGGCAGTTATTGCGCTGTCGGCGTGGGAGCCGCGGATAGCGCTGGAGGCTATCAACATCACATATTCGCAATCCGGAGCGGTCACCGCAGAACTGACGGGGATGCTGACGGAGAGCATGGAAAAGAGCAGCAGGGCCGTCACGCTAAGGAGCGCCAGCAATGCCGACAATTGACCTTTCCCAGCTGCCGCAGCCGACAATTATCGAGGAGCTGGACTACGAAACGATCCTGGCCGACGCGCAGGCGGTCATGGTGGCCGCCTTCCCGGAAGACCAGCGAACGGCCGTTATCGCGGCGATGAAGCTGGAATCGGAGCCGCTGAACATCATCGCCCAGGCGATGGCCTATCGGGAAATGCTGCTGCGCCAGCGCATTAACGAAGGCGCGGCGGCGTGCATGTTGAGCCATGCCACCGGTGACGATCTGGATAACATCGCTGCCAACCTTGATACAGAGAGGCTGGTCACGGCGGAGGCAACCGACACCACTGATGCGGTTATGGAAAGTGACGAGGCGCTACGCCTGCGCGCGCAGGCTGCCTTTGAGGGCATGAGCGTTGCCGGACCGTCGGCGGCCTATGAGTATTTCGCCCGCAGCGCCAGCGGCAAGGTCGCCGATGCGAAGGCGTCCAGCCCGGCGCCGGCCGAGGTGATCGTCGCGGTACTTTCCACTGAAGGAGACGGCACCGCATCACAGGCGCTGCTGGCCGCCGTGGCGAACGCCGTGAATGACGAGGAGGTAAGACCGCTGGGAGACAGGGTGACGGTACAGAGCGCGGAGATAGTGGACTACAGCATTGATGCAACGCTGTATCTCTACCCGGGCCCGGAGTCAGAGCCGATCATCAACGCCGCGCTGGCATCGCTGAAGAAGTTCCTGCGGGAAAATGACAGGAAAATCGGCCGCGACGTCGCCCGTTCGGCTATTTCTGCATCGCTGCACGTCCAGGGGGTTCAGCGCGTGGTGATTAACGCCCCGTCGGCGGACCTGCAGATCGGCGAAACCCAGGCGGCCCGCAACACCGGCTACGACGTCGAGAATGGCGGAACGGATGAATAGCTTACTGCCGCCTTCGTCCAGCGCCTGGCTGCGCAGCGCCGAGGCGGGCACGGCGCGGCTGTCCGGGATCACCGTGGCTATTCGCACGCTCTGGACGCCGACGGCCTGCCCGGTCGATTTGCTGCCCTATCTGGCCTGGGCGCTGTCCGTCGATCGCTGGGACAGGAGTTGGCCAGCGGATAAGAAAATAGCTTCTATCCAGCAGTCGTACTGGATCCACCGCCGCAAGGGAACGCGCGCGGCAGTGCGCCGGGTTATTGAGGGTATGGGTTTTTCGGCGACGTTTGCCGAGTGGTTTGATGTGGGAGATCCTCCGGGGACGTTCAGGCTGGAGATAGACGTGCAGAGCGTTGGGGTAACACCCAAGACGCTGGACGAGTTAAACAGGCTTATAAGCGACGCAAAACCTGTTAGTAGGCACCTTTCACAGGTGACTATGGCGGCCAATATCAGTGGCAATGTATGGGCGGGGCTAGCGTTTGTAGACGGTGATGAAATTACAATTTTTCCACCTGGCTATAAACCCGATGACAGTATTTATTACGACGGCAATGCCAGTTTTGATGGCAATTATTATTACTCCGGGAGTTAACGTGAATATTAACGACAAACCTGCATGGTCAGATTCGGTGAAAATGATCTCTCGCGGTGAAAAGGTAGAAGGTGGCAGGGGAGGCGTTGCGAATATTCAGGCGCAACAGCTCGCAGACAGAACCGCATTTTTAAAGTTGCGCATTGACTCGTTTGATGACGCGAAAGACCGCACGTTTTTTATTACAGACTCTGACCCGGACGGAACGATTGCAGGGCTGAGCCAGACTACGCCAGGGCAAATTTTCAGGGTTGCGCAGGGCGTTAACTCCGACCTAGTGTTTATCTATTACGCCAACATTAATGGCGCCGCCGTCGCCATTGGCGGCGCCATCAGCGATAAGTTTATAAAAAACCGTTTGCCGGACGTTTACCCATCGCCGCGCAAGGTGCCGCTCTGCGCCGACAGAAACGACAATGTGTCTGCGTGGTTTGAGGACGGCGAATTTAATGCAATGGCCCTGCATAACAATCTACGCGACATCAGGGACGTGCCGCATCCTAAAAAAATAGCGATGTGCCATGACATAAACGGCAGCGTGGCCGTATGGATTGAAGACGGTAAGCTGAATGCGATGGCGCTGCACGACAATCTCTTAAAGGATTTGCTGACGCTGCGGGAGTTTGAATCGCGGATGCAGTCGCGCATGACCATTTCAGCCGGTAATACCCTCTGGAAATATCGCGCGAAAAAGGCAAAGCTGGAGCTTGGTCAGAATGCCAAAATCTCCATTGGCTTTAGCGGTGATTCGTGGACTGAGCACGACACCATCCCGCAGGCATTCGCAGATTATCTTTACCAGAAATATGGAAAGGCGGGTAATGGCTGGATCCAGCTGAATATTGATAACCCGAATCAGCTAAACGGCATTACGCTGCAGCGGGCCGGGTGGTCAGTCTATGATGCGTCTGCCACGTCTGCTGCGCCTCAATTTCCTACGGCGATGGACGGGCAATATATTTACGCAACGGGTACAGCGGCGACGCTTTCAGTCAGCAAGCTATCTGATGCAGCGCTACGGGTTTTTTATTACGACGGCAATGGCACGTTTCGATACAGCGTTAATGGTGCCGCGCCAGTGACTATTGCAGGAGCGGGAACGAATAAAATTATCAGCGCTTCAATCCCGCTGAATGATGCAGTGCAAAATACCGTGAATATTGATTTAACGGGCAATACCGGGACCGTCGTTATTTATGGGTTTCACAGTACGGGCCCGGATACGGGCATAGAAATAAATAAAATGGGTAACGGCGGCATTATGGCCGAGCAGTATATCAAAACGCTGCCATATCTGGCGCAGACTGCTGCGACGGTAAATCCGGATGTTCTGGTGCTGGTTATCGGGACTAACGATTTCAGGCAGAGCGCATCGCTGCAGGGGTTTCGGGACGGCCTGACGTGGTGGGTGCAGGCATGGCAGGCGGTGGCGCCTGATGCGGCAATTATTCTGGTTATGCCAGCGCAGTGCAATGCGTCTGGCACCAATCCGCTGTCGGCATTCCGGGATATTATGCGCGACGTTTCAGAAAAGCTGGGCGTTGAGTATTTCTCGCTCTATGACCATATGACCACAAGCTACGCCAAGGCAAACACTGCCGGGCTGTGGCGGGATAATTTGCACCTGAGCGACCTGGGCGCGCGCGTACTGCTTAACCACCTGATTAATTTTCTGGAGTAATGCAATGACCATCAAAATGAATACTGTCGCCTTCCCGCCGGTTTTTAATTATCCGAAACTTGAGGATTTCGACCTGTTTCGCGATATGGCGGATGCGCCTGTGCGTGAGGGGCTTGTAGGGGCGTATTTCCTCGGCTCCCGCAATGTTGATGCAACGTATAATTTCGCCAATGAGGCGTTGCCGCTAATTCAGATTGGCAACCCGGATACCAGTCAGCGAGGATATGCGAGACTGAGCCGCCGCACGGGGTATTTTGATACGCAGATTAAATCCGCAGCGGAAATGACCATCGTGGCAATTTCACGCGTACCGGCGGCAGGAGGTGTGGCCCTGGTAGTCTCAAACTATTCAAAAGATACGGCGGCAAAGGTGACGGGGGATACCCTCATGAATCGCTGGAACTCCAGCCAGAAGCCGGAGTCGGGTTTTTATGCACAGAATTCTGAGACTGCGGTAACCTCAATTTCGAGGGAGCTGGCGGCAGTGGCCGGTGATTACCAGGTCACCGGCAGTATCATCACTAAGGATTTCGTTATTGGCGGATGGTCAATCAGCGCCGACGGAACGCCACGATATTCCACCAACAACATGACGGGCCGGGCCACGACTCAACGCACCCTGCTGCTGGGCTGTGCCTATTCTGATACCGAATTTCTGGGAACGTCTGACGTCGCAGCGGTGCTGATTTATAACCGCGATATCGGCGGGGCGCAGATGACCAATACGATGAACTGGCTGCGCAACGTTATTGGTCCGCGCGCAGGTATCTGGGAATGACGCTATGGCAGAATATCGCGCGATTTTAACCAGGGCTGGCGTGGAGAAACTGGCAGCTGCGGCAATCAGCGGGGTGCCGGTGGGTTTTTCCAGTATGGCCGTAGGCGACGGGGCCGGGCGATTTTATTCGCCCGCGTCAACGCAGGAAGGGTTAGTTAACGAGGTTTACAGGGCCGCACTGAACCGGCTGGTAATTGCAGACCAGGGTGCGAACGTGATCCGCGCTGAGCTGCTGATACCACCGCAGGTTGGCGGGTTCTGGATCAGAGAGGCTGGACTGTACGACGACCAGGGCGTTTGCCTGGCCGTCTGCAACGTTCCGGATTCTTATAAGCCGCAGCTGGCGCAGGGGTCGGGGCGCATGCAAAGCGTCAATATGTGGATAGCCGTCAGCAACACTGAGGCCGTAAAGCTGCAGGCTGATATGTCCACCGTCACGGCATCTGTAGAAGAGGTAAACCGGGCAAAATCCGAGGCAAAAGACTACACCGACGAGGCTGTAAGCGAGCTGGAAAACGGCCTGACCACAGCAATAAAAAATGCAGTATCGCAGGCTCTGGCAGACGCATGGGAGGCAGATAACCCTGTCGGAACGGTCAGATTCTTTAACCGCAACGTCAATCCTAACGAGCGCTGGCCGCACTCGCAGTGGGTCTACACCGGTGAAAATCGCAGCATTCGCGTCGGAGCCGCCGATGGTTCTAACGTCGGTGCGGCGGGAGGCAGAGATACCGTCAGCATCGGCAGAAATAATCTGCCTGCGGTTCAGATTGGCGTCAGCGGCGAAACCAGCGATACCGACCTGGGAAGGAAGTGGACAGAAGAGGCGGGGGCGTTTAATCCGGTATCCGACTCGCGCTTCAATAAACTGTCAGCCAAAGCATCAGATATCGACGGATTGTTCACCACGGGTGACCAGGACGACAGGAATCCGGCGGATGAATATCGCGTGGCGGGCATGAGCCAGGAGCTGTGGGACGCGTCAGTAATCAGGCCTACGCCGGATCATAAGCACGATATTAATCTGGGGAAACACAAGCACGATTTTTCAGGAAAAACGGAGAACCTCGGCAGCGGCGAGGAGATCAGCGTCGTCGAGGCGCATATCCTGCTGATGTGCTGGGCCCGCGTCGCTTAGTATTGAGCACCACCATTTCCGGCGGTACGGTACCGCCTGCAGTACCGTTAAAATTAACCATGTATGCCGGTATCAAAGCCCCTATCAGCAGGGGCTTTGCTACTTATCAGAACAAGGAGTTCACCGAGTTGATCGCCTTCGTTGCGCCGGTCCGCAGGTCTGCCAACACGTCGCTCACTGATGACGTCTGCAGCTTCTCACGAAAGTCACCGTTAGCGCGGCTCAGGCTTATCGTAAACTCAATCTTCTTCGCCAGGCCGTACTGGTCGAACTCGGTCTTACCGCGCTCAAGCCGGGTCATGACGTACATCCCGTAAATCCAGCCTCCACCCTCTATCAGCGGCCAGGGGCGTCCGGAAAAACCGATAGTCTCCAGCGCCGCCAGCGACAGGTTGCCGCCAGTGATCTCCGGGTACAGCACGCCGGACAGAGTTATGTTGTCGTCACCAGGCCCGATGTACTGCCATGCCGCCGATTTATTAACCCGGTCATTCTTAACGTGCCGCCACTCCTGTGAGTGCTGTAACTGCTGATACGGCACCGTGCGCAGCGTAAAAACGAACATCCCGTAAACCATCATCATAATCGTCACCTATTCTCTGTCGCGGAACGAACCACGGTTACTTTTGCCTGTACTGGCCAGCAGCTCACGAAATATTTTGCGCATCATGCCTTCCAGCTCCTGATCGGTACGTTTGCCGACGTCGTTAAACACCAGGTTAAATACCGGGGCGCCGCCCGCAGGCGCGGACACCGGGGCCATTACCGGGGCCGCCGTGGCGGCAGGAACGGAAATGATTCCGCCAGCCGCCGGAGCACCGACGCGGGGAACGGCGCGGGGCGATATGCGCGCTTCCTGATATGCACCCCGCAGTGCCAGCGCACGCGGCAGGTTCTTGAAAATAATATCGCCAGGACCAACCCGCTTTTTGGTGTTGTCGGCGGTAGCCTTCGTGTTGTTGGCGATGCTCTGCAGCCGCCGCTGCGTGCCGGTACTTCCTGATAGCGGAGAATCAGCGGGGGGAGCCTTGACAGGCGCAGACACTTCAGCTTTTTTCGGCGCAACCTTAGACAGATCACCCTGAAGCAAGGCTATTTTCCCCTGCAGCAATGAGGTTCTCTCGGTATCTTCGATTTTCTTCCTTGCTCTTTCTGTTTCGTCGGGAAGAACGCCAAGTTTTTCTAATATCCACCCCAGAACATCCAGCAGCGTCTTGGCTGGAGTCAAGACCTGCTTGAACACCCAGCCAAGAGTGGCCCCGAAGGATTCCCCGGCACTGGCGCACTTATCAAGGGCATCCTTGCTCGATTGAATAGGAGAAAGGAGATTGCCAAACCACTCCCAGATTGACTTAACCCACCCGCTTACAGACTCCAGAATGGGTGAAAAACTTGCAAAGGTTTCAATAACCGGACTAAGTGCCTGCGTAACCCCTGAGAAAAAACCAGTAAAAAAAGCCTTGATGGGCTCCCAGTACCGCCAGATAAGGACGCCGGCAGCAACAAAGGCCGCACCGATCAAGCCGATTGGGCTCAGAAGAAATGAGAGTGCGCCACCCAACACAGATACAGCTGTAGTTATCATCCCCCATATAGCAGGAAGCCCGGTCAGGCGAAGCGCCAGCATCGCTATTCCCTTCGCCAGGGAACCAAGCGCCGCGCCGGGAGCCATAAATATCCCGACCAGGCCAGCTCGCAAACTAGGAACAATGGCGGCAATTCCACGCATACTGCCAGCCAGAGAAGATAATAGCGGCCCCCACCCCCGAGCACTTGCCATCGCAGGACCAGCCGTCGTACCCAGAGTTCGGAATGCCGCAACCGTCCCTGCAATTCCGCGCCCGCCAGTTAATAGTGAGAATCCGAGACGCAACTTAGCCACTGGACCAATCAGCAGTCCGGCTGCGAGTGATGCGGCCCCCAGAGCTGCCGTGAGAGTGAGCACGCTGCCGGTAACAAGCAGCAGGGTTTGAGCAAGCCTGGGGTTTACTTTCACCCACTCGCTGACGGCGGTGATTACGTCACTCAGCCCCTGCGTTAATTTTCTCAGTGGGCCGTCTGCCGTTTCCTCAACCTGAATGCGGAATCCCTCCCATGCGCTGTCGAGGTTTTTCAGATCGCCGCCCAGGTTATCCGCCATTTTTTTTGCTACAGCATCCGCTTCACCTTTGGCACCTTTCAGTTCACCAATCAGCTTTTGCAGCGCACCGCTACCGGCGCCGGCGACCAGTGTCTGCAGGCCAACGAAAGCCTCTTCACCGGCAATGTCTTTGAAGAAGCCAACCTGATCGACCTGACCAAATTTTGACGTTGCCTTATAGAGATCTGACAGGATGGTTTCTACCGGCCGCATTTTGCCGCTGGAGTCAGCGACGGAGACGCCGAGCTGTTTTAGCGCCTTAGCTGCGCCTGCGGTTGGCGATGCGAGGCGTGACAGGGAGGCGCGCATTGCCGTACCGGCATCGCTCCCGCGCAGGCCATTATTGGCGAGAATGCCCGCCATCCCGGCGGCCTCCTCCAGACTGATCCCAAGTTTTGACGCCACCGGCCCGGCATACTTCATAGTGTCGCCCAGGTTACGAAGGTCGGTATTGGTTCGGGTAAACGCCGCGGTTAATACGTCACTGACGCGATCCATTTCACCCGCAGGCAGCGTGAACTGAGAGAGGATGTTAGAGCCAATGTCCGCACTCTCACCGAGATCCATGCCGCCTGCCAGCGCCATGTTGAGCACACCAGGAAGGGCGGACTGAATAGCCTGCGGCGTAAAGCCGGCCATCGCCAGGAACGCCTGGCCGCTGGCCGCGTCGCGGGTGGTGAAGGCGGTTTCGGCACCGAGCTTTTTCGCCTGCTCGCGCAGAGCGGCCAGCTGCGTAGAATCCTTGTTGAGTCGGGTCAGCGCCTGGACGCGCGACATTTCTTCATCGAAGCCAACGGCAGGTGCCAGGAATGAGCCACCGGCATAACCTGCCGCCGCCGCGCCGAGGGTCATTCCCATGCCGTTACTGCGCAGCTTGCCAGCCGTCTCTTTCGCCTGCTTATACCCCGCCTGCGCGCGCGTGGTTGCCGCCAGCTGGCGCCGCTCGCGCTCCAGGGTCTGGTTATATTGCTCAGTGCGCCTGATGGCGGCCTGAATGGTGCCGCTGCCGGAGCTGATGTTTACGCCATGCTGGCGCACGGCCTGCGCAGCCGTTCGCAGCTGCACGGTCTGCTTGCTGTAGGTGTCCGTCAGTCGGGAAAGTTTATTGCGCAGGGTTTCGAGCCGCGCCGTCTGCGCGTCGGTAAGCTGACCGCCTTCGCGCTGCTTCTGGTTAAGGCCGTCCAGCGAGCGCTGCGTATTGCGGAGCTTCTGCGCCGTGTCGTTCGCCTGGTTGCGCAGCTTCTCAAAAGAGGCCGCGCCTTTCTCCAGATCCTTGATTGAAGACTGGGTTTTTTTGAGGGAATCAGAAAGGCCGCCAATGGATTTACTGGCGGCGCTTACGGGGCGGGTGAGCTTATCGATCGCACTGAACGCAACGCGAATACTAAGATCCATCGTCGTCATCATCCTTATCATGGTTACCGCTTCTGATGGCCGCCCGTTCGCGCCAGGCCATCAGCTCGCGCAGCTCCATGCCGTACATCTCGGAGGGCGGCCAGTGAAAAACTACGGCGATGTCGGCGATCGTGTCGTCGACACCGGAAATAACGGCCTCTCTTACTTGCTCGCCGTCGCCGCCTCGCCCGGTGCGGACGGCTCCGCTTTCGTCAAAAAAGGCGTGATCTCTTCACAAAGAGCAGTAAAGTCGCCGGTCGCCATCGCGGCGATATCCGCCGTGGTCAGCTGCGGACTGGTGACGCGGCTCAGCAGCGTTGAAACGGCGTCATAATCGAAGTTGAGCACGTCAACCAGGCGCAGACCGCGCAGGGAGCCAGCCTGCTTGATGGTATCGGTGATGGTGACGGTTTTGATTTCCTGGTCGCCGCGCTTAATCGGCTGGCTGAGAATAACGGACATATTGGTTTCTCCGGGCGGCCAGCGGGCCGCCTTGCAGTAGGTTTAAAAAGCGGTTATCAGTTGCCGAGGCCCAGCGCCGACACGATGCGGTCGGGGTAAAGATTCTGGCCGTTGCGCTTGTAGATGAAGTTCAGCAGGTCGATCTCCAGCAGCGGCTTATCATCTACTGACAGCTTGTAGTAGGTGTTTTTGATGGCGTAGGTGTGGTTGGTATCATCACCCTGCTTCGCCTCGCCCTGGTCAATTTCGGTCATGCGCCCGCGCATCTCGACTTCCAGCAGCGAACTGGTGCCGCCGCTGTAAATCTCGCCCACAAAGCGCATGCGCAGGCCGTCAATATCGCCGCCGTACTTCAGGATCAGCTCTTCGACCACGCCGCCGACGATCATGGATGCGTCCAGCGCGCCGGAGTCGAGGCCGAGATCGACGGCCGCCGCCCCCAGCATGCCGCCGCCCTGAAAATCTTCCGTCTTACGGGTGATTTTCGGCAGCGTGACGCTGGGAATTTTGCCGATATGGTTGGTGCCATCGACATACATCGTGAACAGGCGAAGTTTTTTCGGAATAGCCATTACGCACCCCCCAGCGATGCAAACGCAGGCTCGTAATACTGATCGGTGAAAGTCTGGATCAGCGTTAAATCTTCCAGCGGCGGCACCGGACTGTAGTTGTAGCGCACTACGGCCTTACCTTGGCGTAGGCCGGTCGTCGGGTTATCGACGATATCAAACCAGCACGCCGCGCCAATCAGCTTGCCAGAGGTGACCAGCGCCTGCAGCTTGGCATTAATGCCGCTCACAACGTCCTTGACGTTCGCCGGAGTCAGCGGGCTGTCAACGGTAGTGAACTGCGCTTCGGCAATGCTGTCAGCGAGGATCTGCGCCGTACGGGTGTACACCTCGAAGATGTATTCATCGATGTCAGTAGTACGGTTACCCCAGAAGCGGAAGCCGTCGCGCTTGATCAGCGTGGTGATCTCGTGCGCGTTCAGCTCGTTGGCGTCTGAGTCTTCCGCCTGCAGCGCCCAGAACACGTCTTTCGTAATACCCAGCACGTTGCGCACCGCAACGTTTGACAAAGACTTATGCCAGCCCTGCTCGTTATCGATCATAGCCCGCAGGCCCAGGGCATAGGCCACTGCCGGAAACTCTTCGTTTTCGCCGCTCAGCGGGTTGTAGGCGATAAAGTTCGGCCAAATCAGCATACCTTCACGCTCTGCAAACTGTTCGCGATAGGTCTTTGCCTCAGCGATGGTTTCGCAGCCGTCGCAGTAGCTGTACGAGAACGCCCGAAGCTGCTTAGCAATAACGCGCAGCTGCGCGGTGACTTCCTGGCTGTCGTACATCGGCACGCCGAGAATGCGCGGGCGATAACCGGTTTTCTGCTCCGCCGTCAGCAGGGCGAACATGCCGGTGTAGCTGCCGTCGGCCTGCGTGCCTCCGATAACCAGCTGGGACTGCGTCGCCGCGCCTTCTCCTTCTTTTGCTTCAGCAACGCGCACAACGATAACGCGGGTGCTGACCTGGTCGGAGATAGCCTTAAGCGACTTGTAGAGCGAGCCAGTTTTACCTGCTTTGCCCAGGACGCTGATCGCGCGGGTGACCAGCACCGGCGTATCCAGTGGAAAGGTAAGGGGGTCGGCATCATCAGCAACAGCGACCAGGCCGATGACCGTCGAATCAACATCGTTGATTGCGGTCTGCAGGTCGGTGTTCTCTTTGGTGCGCGCCCCGTGGAAAAAGTTGTCGGTCATACTCTACCGCCATCATGTTTAGTGAGTTCGGCACTGATACTCGCTCAATTTACGGCAGCAGACACGCGGGGGAGGGTGTGGCGCCACGGCGACAACAAAAGCCGGTTTCGCCCCACGCGCGCGCATGGAACTATCTCTGCCGGGGGTGGCTATGGCACTGAATTTTGACTCAATCGACAGCGCGAAAGAGATGATCAGCATCGGCGCTGAAAACTTCAGAAAGTACCAGGATGAAATTTCACGCATACCGGCGTTTAACATCCTGATCGGCGGCCGGACGCTGACCGTAATGGACGAAAAGCTGATATCACTGGAGCTGACGGACAACCGCGGATTCAACGCCGACGAGTTGACGATCTCAGTTGACGACAGCGAAGGCATTATTGAGCTGCCGCCACGCGGCGCTGAGCTATCTGTATCGCTGGGGTGGCAGGGGGAGCCGCTGATTTACAAAGGCGTCTATATTGTCGATGAGGTGTCCCACTCCGGACCACCGGACCGCATTGAGATAACGGCCCGCAGCGCAGATTTTCGCGATGAATTCAACGTTAAGCGCGAGGTGTCGTGGCACGACGTGACCGTAGAGCGCATCGTGTCGGCGATAGCCCACCGCTATAAGCTGACGCCGGTGATTTCAGAGCAGTTAATGAGCGCCGAGATCGATCATGCCGACCAGACACAGGAAAGTGACATGTCGTTTCTCACCCGCATGGCCGATATCCTGGGGGCTATCGCCACGGTTAAGAACGGAAGTCTGCTGTTTATCCTGCCGGGCGGTGGCGTCAGCGCCAGTGGCAAGGCGCTGCCGGACTTCGCCATCACCAGAGAGAGTGGAGACAGGCACGCATTTCGGATTGCAGACCGTGATGCATATACCGGCGTCCAGGCCTACTGGCTGGATCTGGATTTTGGCAAGAAAAAGAAAGTGACGGTCAGGAAGCGGAAGAAAACCACTGATGAGAAAAAGCCGCGCAGCAGCTCCAGGGAGGGCGATTATCTGGCCGGCGAGGATGGTAACGTGTTCGTGCTACGTACAACCTACAGCAGTGAGCTGGCGGCGCAGCGGGCGGCCGCCGCCAAATGGCAACAACTGCAGCGCGGTGCCGCAGAGTTCAATCTCACCCTGGCGTATGGCCGGGCAGATCTTTACCCGGAAATGCACGGAACGGTGACGGGATTTAAGGCGGCCATTGATCAGCAGGACTGGATAATTTCGAAGGTCGGGCACACGATCGACGACGCCGGATTTAAAACCAGGCTGGAGCTGGAAGCGAAAATACCTGAATGGATTGCAGAAAGTGAACATTAG